CTTTAAGACAATCGGATCCTGGGTAATGTCTCGTGTGACATGGGACCAGTCAAAATTTCCAATTCCTACGTCGTTTATCATATTAGCATACCTCTCGCATTCCTTCTTAGGCAGGTAGTTTTTAAAAGTATAAACAACATCTTCACCTTGTTGGAGTTTTTTCATAAGGTCACCGTCGTGTCCTCTCGTACCCAGGGCGTACCCAACGTTTCAATGTCCACGCGTTCTCCAGTCGTACTCCCTCCGTTAATGAAACATTCCTTGGTATCCAGATTCAGGATATGGATACCATAGCGCTTGTTCTTAGGTCGATGTCGACTGATAGGAGAGCCATCAGTCCGCTTACTCATATACTTAACATCCAATAGAGTAAGCTTTAAAGTTTCCGGATTAAAAGTAATGAAGTCCACACCTCCTCCGTTGACCGTTTTATAAACATACAGTCCCTTATCAATAAGATAATGCTGAGCCAACGCTTCCGCTGCATGGCCCTTATGATGCTTATGATACATCACAAGATCCGGCTTATAGGTCATAGTCTCTATTTCCTTTTCTTTTTATTTTTCTTCTTCTTCTTTTTCTTTTTATCTTTTTTCTTCTTTTTCTTTGGCATGAGCTCCTCCTTTCTACGATTAAATTCTTCTTCACTAATCAGATTAAATTCGTCTTCACTCATCATGAAAAATAGTTATATCCAAAGTCTTTGTCAAGTTGCTGTAAATGAGACGCCTCGTAAAACCAAGGGGGTACATAACCTGGAACTCCCTTAGCATTATAATATTTAAAGTCTCGTACGACGCGTTCCATTTCAACACTCTTTTTTAACTGAAGCAAAGCTCCTTGTTGAGCAAGTTTCCAGAATTTAGAAAAAATTGTCGAACCTCCATGATAGTAGTAATAAATCATATCCTTGGTGTTTTGGATGCCTCGAGTAAAGTCTCGATTGGTTCGTTGAATAGAAGAACCCTTGGTTAAGACCGAAAGAACAAGACGATTGATTTGGTTGTAAACAAAAAGAGAGTTAGAGGACAGAGGCTCAAAGAAGAAAGCACGATTGCCATTCTTAAAGACGCGTCCATCACAGATCTCGTTAGCTTGGTAAGGGGTAAAAGAATATTCAATTGGATCTAGGTCTTTGATTGGTACATTAATTTCTTTAGAAAAATTAGCCTGTGCTTCTTTCTTAGAAGAGATAGCATCAGAGTACATATATCCATACGACTGACGTTCTTGTAAAGGAATCGTAAACATCCAGCCATCAGGAGTAGCGACGTGGCCGGTATAGTTCCATGTTCCGGGCTTCTTGATGTTATGAATCAATGCATGATTGACCAACATACCAGGAGGATTCGTATAGCCTGAATAGTCGGTCGGGAATCCCCGACAGTCTATAATAAAATCATAGTCCAGGTCATCTAAACTTTTAACTGTTTGTTCTTTAACTTTAAACTTGGAAGACCACTTCTTAACAAGAAGAGGTAGGATATAATTTTTCATACGATGAGTATCAATATGAATAGCGATAGCTCCATCCCAGAGGGGATTAATAAACGAATGTTTTCTCCATTTTTTAAAAACTGTTCCAATCTTTATGGTTCCTTTGATAGTGTCTAAATCTTTATAGAGATTAAAATCAATAGCGCGTTGCATCTCTGTCATAAAAGAAGGCTGAGTGCTTTCTCCTATGCCTACACTCTTGATGTTAGGATCGTGAATAGAAGTAATTTGCCAATCATTAGGTAGCCACGAACAAAAATAGCATAGACTTTGTAGTCCGGCGCTTCCTACTCCTATGATAGCTAGTGTTTTTTTCATACCTTATAAAAAGTATAACGAACGGTAAGCTCTTCTCCTTCTTTAATATCTTGCGCTGCAACAAGATTCCATTTTTTATAATCAAAGGAATCGTTTGTCATGAGGAGTTCCACCTTAACACAATTCGCTTCATTCGCATGATTAATGAACCCTCCGAGTGGAGTTCTAAAGATTGTATCTTTGATCTCCATATGACTCATACCCATGTTGGTTCCAATCGCAATATTTTCGAGAGCAAAGAGTCCCAGTGCGTGAATTTTTGATGTTTTAATCGTCAGATAGTTGGGTAAAGGTTTATACATTAGTTATGTGGACATCTATCCCGTTTAGTTAATTCTCTTGGTCTTTTATAATCTTTCCATTTACAATTAAAAATGTGCAAGCCGTCCTCCGTCAGGATTCGGAGCTGCCAACCCCAAGGTTTGGCTTCTTCCCAATGCTTAATGTACGTTGGATACTCGGTTAAACTATCTCCTCTTCCTGCTGATTCTTTAAGTTTCATATTCTTTCCTTAGTACTTTTTTTTGATCTCCTTTTTTAATTTCTTTAAACCCATGCTCCATACATGCACATTCAATTAATTCCATATTATATAATTTATAATCATCAAAACAAAACGTTGTGCCCACATGCGATCGGTCGCAGAAGAATAGAGCTTCCCTCAGGACGTCTACCGTTCTATGCGGCCCGTCGAAATGAACCACTGTATATTTATCTAAAAGTTTAGGTTTATCGTCGTAGATGGTAAGACCACTACGATACTTAGACATGAATTCACAATCCGTCATTTCCATCAGGTGGAAGTTGGGATAGTCGATCAGGTCTTTTTTTAAACGAAGTTTCATTAAATTAGTATAGTCTGTTTTTGGGTGTTCAACGACAGCATTATTCTCATCGAAGTGCACATAGGTAAGATCTCCATAAGGATCGATTCCAATGTGATGATGAGTTCCGTGATTCTTGTTCTGTATTTCATCCATCATAATCTTTGAACCCATTCCCTCACGCACACCGATCTCGCACGTAAGATAATAATCAATGCTTTGAAGTTTATAGGCACTCTTGACGGCTGCGGCCAGGAGTTCGTACTCACCACTATCCCCTTTGATCACGTATTTCCTTCTCTAAAGCTATAATTCTATGATTAAGTCCACCGATCGTCGTATGCATCCAACCACAGTCATGAGGCTCAATTTTTTTTTCAAACCAAGCAATAGTTTCTTTTAAAACTTTAATGCTTGTTTCCAAAGAGTCCAAGTGTTTTATCTTTTGCATAGTCAACTATATATTTCTTTCCTTTTTCATAAGCGTGTTGTTTAATTCCTTTCTTGGTTGCAAGTACTACTCCCATATCTACGCCATTATATAATTTAACGTAAGAATTTTGGCTAATGGCCACAGAACTTCCGCTCATAAGCAGTGCAAATTCACTGCAGCCTGTGGTGGTGATCAGTAATAAGCTTATTGATAAAATCTTTTTCATATTTTATTTCTCCTTCGGAATTACACATCCAACATTGCTTTGGTTCAGTTATACCTTTGCTGTCGGTAATGTTGATATACCCATTTCCGTTGCAATTATCACATATGGCTTTATACATTATTATATATCCTAGGTCGACCGCCTTTTTTACCCATAAAAGAGTAGTAAGAGTTGCCTGTAAGTTTCTTTTTTCTTGGTCTTCCCCGCTTTCTTTTCTTTAGTCCTTGACGATAATGAGAAGTAATTGGAACATCTACATTCCAACCATTGTTTCTTAAAATTATTTTTCTTACCTGTTGTTGAACATAGAGAGGATTACGTCCCGCTAGTTCACAAATAAGATTAAAATGAGACCCACCTTTTAAAAAGAAATGTCGTGCTTGATCACGATCAACAGTGTAATGATTTTTATGCGTTACATTGGATGGTAAATCCATATTTAAGCGCGGAGGCCCTTTGCATGCATCTAAGGCCGCTCGAGTTAAAACTGCAACCCAAAGATCTTTTTCTGGGAGAGTTACTCTCTCGTCATTGATTTCTGCAGCGTGCCCTACCCAGCTTGCAAAACTATTTATGGATCTTCCCATTTAGCTTTTTGTCTTTCTCATTTGCTAATGCTTCTACGGTTTTACTTATAGATAATTTTGCATCAGGCAATAAAGTTTTTGATAGCCTGACTAGTATGTTATAAGTATAATGTGTTAAAGATACGTTTCTATATTTACTAATGTCTGTCATTTATTTTCCCTTTTAATTGAGAATATAGGATTTTACGCAAAAGATGTCAAGATGAAATATGTTTTAATAGTATGGGTGTGCTCTTTTATCCAGGGAAACGCATGTATGGCCCCGGTCGAATATCCTACCCTATATAATAGTTGGTATGAGTGCTCTCGTGATGCACATGTGGAATCTGTAAAGCTTTTATCTAAGATGGGCTATAAAAATGTTAATGACTACAAAGTAGGAACCAAGTATCACTGTAAAGCGGTTCCGACTTATTGACAATGTGGCAGAATTGTGGTACAGGAAAATTTCCCTCTCTAATACCTATTCTCCGACTTCATCGTTGAGAATAGGTTATTGACAATACCAACCGGCAACTTCTACATTAGAATTATTTAAGATCCATCCTTGATCTTCACCTTTTTCCTCAGGTCCGTGGTACGTGGCTAGTTTCTCAAGAACCTTATAACCCTGAGTAAAACAGTCGGGTTTAGCCTTATAATAAACTTTATGATCCACTGTGGGAAAAGTAAGTAAGGCTCCTGTGGCTAGAATAATTATTATTTTCATTTTTTATCCTCTATTTTAAAGTTAAAAGAAACAGAAATACGTACATCATCACTTAAGTTACGTGTAACATGATGATCCATGGTTGAAGGAAATAGAAAAAATTCACCTGCTCTAGGCATTATAGGATATTTGTTAGTAACATGACTATTATGAGGGTAAAGAAAAACAAGATGACCTGATTTTTCTGGAACTTGGACATAATATACTCCTGAAACATAAATTCTTCCTTCATAATCCTCTTTCTCAATATGATTATGAGTAACTGTACTCATATTTTTTTTATGAATGTGAGCCCAGAAATTTAATAGTTTTAAATTTTTCTTATTTAGATAACCGAACTGAGTAATAATATGAATTATAACTTTTTCAAACTCCGGGTTTATTGGAAATATGGTATCTTCATGCCTGCTTACAATATAAGTAGTATCTTTAGGATCTTTTATATAAGGTTGGGGATCTTTTAATATTATTTCTTTAAACTTTTCATTGTCGATTCCAGGCACAAACCCTCTACTAAATGCTATAGTATGTATTACATTATTATACACTTATCCTTGACCCCTTGATTTCTTTCTCCGAGGGACTCTCTTTCCGTAGTGCTTCGCATGACGCCCCGGTCGTTTGCGAGGTGTAACTTTTATATGTTTATAGCCGTAAAGTCTAGGCTTTGTCCGCGCCATTTACCTGAGCAAGGTTAATAGAATGACCTCCCTTTGTACTAAAAGGGATATAACTAATGACTCCATTCACTTTTTGTGTAGTGTCTCCTCCACAATTCATACATCTGAAACGATTAGTAAAAAGAGATACTAATACCACTTCTTTCTCACAGTGAGGACATACGCCATTAACAACTTCCGTGCTAATCTCTATTCCCTGGCCCCATACTCCTTTTCCAAATCGGTGCATATTTTGATTTCCTTCTATATTTAGTTTTATCTTTAAATCGTTGAGGTGTAAAGTATTTTAAGAGGCGAGCTATAGGGTTCTTTTTCTTCATTGGCGCGCTCTATGTGATTCAGAAAGAGGATAACGTAACATGGTTCCATTAGTAAAAGCAATCGATGTAAGAAACGTCGAAACAGTTAAACGATCGGAGGGAGTTTCCTGAACATAGTGAGCTCCATGAAATTGTGAACTATCATAAATAAAAATACGATTAGGGAAAGCTTCAACCGTTACAGTTTTGTGATAACAATCATTATTTTCTTTTAAAGCTTTTAAATAATCACTCTTTTTTACTGAAGCTGGATCTTTAAGATAATTTTCTTTTACTTTGAGTGAGTCTCCCGTTATAGGATAAACATGAGCCCCTTTTCCTACCTTAGTTCCTTTAGGCCTGTATAAAGATGTTCCTGTTCCTGGTCCTCCTTTTAAATAAACAACAGAAGAAAGCTCAGAAGTATCTCGGTGGACCCATCCTTCCCCTAAATGATGAGGAGGAATGCGTTGAAAATATTGTTCACCACTCCATCGTAAATTTCTCCAATCATTAGGATATAAAAGAGCTACTATACTTGCGGTAGAGGAATAAAAAAAAGATGAGTCAGCAATAAAAGTATTTTCACTTCTTTCACCAGGAGTATTATAATCTGGCTTATAAGTTAGAGTTTTTGCATATTCAAGAATTGTTGGTAGATCTCTAAAAAAATTATCTTTACAAATTGTTGGCCACAACATATTTCATTTCATCTTTCTTTTTATATCTATTGTATAGATTAACCATAAACTCCACAACAACTAAATTTATCCATAAAAAAATAATGGTAGATACTAAATCCTATAACGATTCCTATAGCAATTCCAATTAAAATTCCTATAATCCATTTCATTCAAGTATTTTAAGAATTTTCTTTCCCCCCATGTATATTTCAGTTTTAACTTTAAGTTTTTTACAACTAAAAATTACGCTCTCGGGATTTACTTCCCGCTGAGCTATGCGACGGGATTTAAGGCAGTCAGCCATCGACGCTTTATAAGTATGCTCGATAATATTTCCATTTAATACAAGTAGCAAAGCTATAACAGTTTCGATCATCGGGTTCCATTACTAAAGGATCTTTGTTTATCCTTTAATTTTTCTACATCACTTTGTAGTTTTTCAACAGCTTTATTTAAAGCGGTTATATTTACTTCGTTATGTAACATACCATCTACTCTTGTTTGAACCTTATCGGTCTGCTTATAAAGTTCCTCGATCAACATAAATTGTTCCGAATCGGCCGGAAGACTTCCTAATAGCCCCCGAGGCCACTTAATTCTGAACTCAGTATTAAGTTCAGAATCCTTCCCCATCATTTTTAATTGAGTAGAATGTTGATTTAGTTTCTCCTGGATACCGAAAAAAGCCCAGGTCCCGATCGCAACGAGGGCGATCAGAGAGGCTACCGTTTTCATTGGCATTTGCACCCTGGCTTCGTCGGAAATTTTTAGTGTCATTTTTTCCTACCAAAGTAATGATCAGAAGATTCATAGTTCCACCTTTTACCATGATGACCTCTGAGGTCAGCATACCACATTCTTAATCTAACTATCCATTTTCTTACTGGTCTTGGCATTATTAGAATACTAACTACAGTTGTTTTTATCTAAATCGATTGGTTTGTCGCTACCATAAAACCAAACCCATGAGGAAATCTTAGTTCCCTCCTGAGTATAGGTACATTTTTTGCCTACTGAGCAGGCGCTCACGGCAAATAATAGGGCTAACACCAAAAATAATTTATTCATATTGCTCCTCTTTTATTGGTTTCTTCACAGATACTGTTTTCACCATGAAGCTTTGTTCATAAGTCAGTGCTTCTGCGTGTTCTTGATCTTCTAGCTGACAGCACTCTCCGCTGTCTTCTTTTTCTTTTGAGTGCGTGCCACAGCATTTTTTTGGATCTATTGACACGTCTCACACTCCTTTGTGTCATCTACCACCACCTCTGGTTTATCACACATGCAGCCTGAGCAAGAACAAACTCCATACATATCAGAATGTTCTTGTAAAGAACAGTGGCAATTACAGTTACAATTTTTACACTTTGTCATCTTTGTTCAAATAGTCCCAAAACTTTTTAAGTTTTATTTTTATCCAATTTCTCATCCTTAATCTCCTCAATATCATAGAAGAATCTATCCGAATCTTCTGTTTTCCATTTACGACTATCTTCTACATTCCATTCAGTGGTTTGTACTTTCCAGTCGAATGGGATTTCATCCCTCACGGTAAATGAAGGGATACTCCAGATTAGTCTGTTGTTTGGCTGAGCCGCATAATTGCCATTTTCCAATGCCAATACATGAGCGCACTTATGTTCGTGCGGAATTTCCGAATGATCGGTGTCAACTATATTACTCTCTGGATGAGCCCAGTCAACCGTAAAAAGGTACGCACCTGAGTACCATTTTTTATCTTTGCCTATGAATTTACCGGACTGACCGTCCAAGACATCAAAAGAAGTAACGCTAGGATAGTAACTAAAGCAATTCCATAGCTCCAGCTCATCAAGTCGCATCCTAGGAACCTCTTGGACATTAAAGCCTCTTTGTATGAATGCAGAGATCGGCAAACGGTAGAATACAGCCCCATTTTCCATAATTGCATGGAAGAGTATCGGACGCCCTGTAATCGATGCAAACCCAAAGAGTAAGCAGTCTTCCACTTCTCCATGATGCTCTTTAAGATCATAGAGATACTCTCTCCTGATCTGCGCGTAGGTTGCAGGAATGTTTGCATTTAGATAGGCCATTTATCATAAAACTCCTAGTTTACTAAAAAATAAATAGCAACAATTACTACCACAACAGCGGCAGATATCTTTGGATTAGCTTTTGCTAATGTCCAAAGTTGTTTCACTTTTTCCATAGTTCCTCCTATTTTATATTACCCCAATTTAAACCAGCTGCATAGTCTACTTTATTAGGTACTGCAAGTCTAACCGCATTTTCCATAATATTTTTTACTTTTACAGCTTCTTCTTTATTCTTGATCGATATACATAATTCGTCATGAATTTGTATATGTGGGATAATACCCTCTTTAAATAATAATACCATAGCTTTTTTAGTCATGTCTGCTGCACTTCCCTGAATAAGTCTGTTTAATGCTTTATAAGTAAAAGCAGGTTGATATCTTCCTTCGAATTCTAACAACTGAGGATCACCATCTTCTATGCTTTTAGCTCGCTCACTATGATAGTCTTTTTCTGCTTCTTCTCTTGTGAGAATAGGAACGGGTTTTTCTATCCATTCTTCTCCTTCTTTCCTGGTAATGGTGAACACTCTTTTTTTATTATTCCATTTTTTATCTCTAGGTTCCCATTTATCGAATCTACAGAATCTATCTTCAAGAGTATAAATCAATTGTGTTTTAACTCCAAAATCCTGTAATCCTTGAGATAAATTTCGCACGAAAGGTACTTTGGAATGATAATTATCAAATAAATCTTTAGCTTCTTCTTGATCAAGGTTTAATTGAGCCGCCAGTTTAGTTTTGCCCATTCCATAGAATAATCCTAAATTAATTGTTTTAGCAGTAGTTCTCGTAATACTGGCCATTTCAGCTACGATCTTATGAAAATCAGTAGCAGGATCTTTAATATAAGCGTCTCCTAAAATATCAGCTCCTATTAAGTTATTTTTTAAAGCATAATGGACAACAAGACGGGGTTCTTGTTGTGAATAGTCAAAAGATCCCCACTGATGGTCTTCTTCTGGTAAGAATAATTCTCTCATCTTTTTTCCAATGAGTCCTTTGGCTGGGATTTGTTGGAGATTAGGATTGGACATAGAAAATCTTCCTGTTACAGTACCTCCAAATTCTGATCTAATTGGATTAATCTCTGCATGAATACGTCCTTTGTATACATACTTAAGTAACCCTTCGATAAAAGCATTTTGAGCTTTGTCACATTCTCGAGCTTTGGCAATGAACCTTAAAAATCTATTGTTGTGAGTCTTAAGATAATCTTTAGGAAGTTGAGGCATTTTAGATTTAGGAGTTTCTTCGTAATCTTTTATTTTTAATTTATCTAAGAGCTTTTTAATAGAAGCAGCTGCCCAGATCTCTATTTTAATTCCTGTTCGTTTTTTAATTATTTTAATTATATTAGTGGCTCGTTTTTTGAGTTTAATTCCTATCTGTTTTGCTTTCTCCACATCGATTCTTACTCCCTTGAATCTCATTTCTACGAGACAAGGAAAGAGACTGGTCTCAAGATTAAAAATCTTTAATAAAGATTTAACTTCACCTTTGTCAGTGGTATATAAAGGAGCTTTTATTTTTTCCTCAAACAAATTCCAGAGTTTTAAAGTAAGATTAACATCTTGTTCCGCATAGTCTTTTACTAACTCATAAGGTAATTTGTGCATATTAGACATAGGATCCGTAATGAAGTAGGGGGAAGCTGAGGATTTTTCTTTTAAATCATATTTGTATTTTTTTTCGTGTAAGTATTCTTTTGCTAGAGAGTCTAAAGAGTAACGTAGTTTATTCTCATCAATAAGAGATGCAGCCACCATAGTATCTAGTAAAACTCCCTGAGGCATTAACCCACTTTCAGCACGAATCCAACATACATCATACATTGCATTGTGAAATACTTTTTTAATGTTGGAGTTTTGAAACAGTTTTTTATTCAACACTCTCCAGGTTAATTTAGGATCAATATTTTGAGATTTATGTTTATGACGGATAGGAAAATATAAAGTTTGTTTACGAGTAGCAACTGCTATACCTACTACATAACTATTTTTACCATCACTAATAATGGCGCCGGACCCTTTTGTTTTTAAATCTGGATCCCATGTTTCTAAATCTACAGCAGCTACTTCGATACCTTTTAAATCTAAATCTGATAATTCTGGACGATTACACATTAGGATAATCCCTTTCAATAATCATATCAATATAATGTTTAGCTTTTAATAAGTCTTCTTTTTTACCTTTATAAGGGTGGCGGCACATATATTTAATAACATTCCCCTCGGCAAAAAGAAGTCTATTTTCATGTACAAACTTGCTGGGTTGAATCTTCATTTTTTTATAATGAGAACCACCAACTTGTTTATCGTATTCGCTTATAATATTCTTTCCGTCGTTCTTCTTAATAGCCATAAAGTTTTTTTAGCTCGACTACATGCTACATAGCGCAATCTAATTCTAGTAAATCTATCCTCCCATCGTGTTAAACTTTCATCTAAAATAACATTATCAAATTCTGTTCCTTTGATAGAATGAATATTTTCATAAAAGATTCGTAAGTCTTTCTTTAAATCAACATTATCTTTAATTATTTGATTAATATATTCTGTTCTTTTAAAAGTTTCAAGCTGTGTCGCTCCTGCTTCTTTTAATTTAACATCTTCATACTGAGTATATTGTTTTGCTTCCGGCTTGATTAATCCATTTTGAATAAGTTCATCTACAACATAGTCGCGCTTAACATAACCTTTAAAATCAAATTCTCCCTTTCCATGTACAATTAATTTAGAACCTCCTTTTTTCCAGAAGTCTTTTATTTTTGTTAAATGAAGAGGTTGACCTTTTACCCATAGTGGAAAATTACGATGACAGTTTATTTCCCAATCTTTAACAAAAACAATATCCGTTCCGTAACGTCCGTAGCGGAGGCCGTGTCTTTTAAAAAAATTAAGAATAATATCCCTAGAAAAATTTCCTCCTCGATAAGTAAATATAAAAGACTCTTCCGTATTTTTTAAACGATCTAGAAGTAATGAAAGTTGTGGACATCGATTTAAATTCTCTAGTCTATATATTTCTCCTTCCTCATTCGTGGGCTCCCACGTACGTTGATATCCATAATGTTTCCAAATGGGTTCAATAACTGCTTTACAATATTGATTAATACGTCGAGGACAACGATGACCTTGTTTTAATTCTTCATCAGGATTAATGGATATCCTGCTAAAATAGTCGGGATCAGCGCCAGCAAATGCAAAAATGGCTTGATCAGGATCGCCTGCCCAATATACTTCCTGAGCTTTCTTTTCCATTTTGTCTAAAGCTTTTCTTTGAGGCACACTCGAGTCTTGTGCTTCATCTACAATAAGAACATCTAAATCCGGATCTTTAGGAGCTTCATAAAAATGTTCTACCATATCTACAAAATCTTTTAGGTAGGAAGATTTTCCATTAAGTTTGATATCTTTTTTAAAATCTTGATAGTAGGCGTTTAATTCTTCAAGCTGAGATAAAGTATATTTATAATCGGCTCTATCTTCATTAGTGAGACGAGGAGAATTCCAATATTCGGCAAGAGTCAATCCATTATCTTTAGCGAATCCTAGAAATTTAAAAAAGGGATGTTTCTTGTTTAAAGATTTAAGATCTTTGGGTCCTTTATAATAGCGTTGAAACATTACTTTTCGACGACAAAGCTCCATATAAGTTGCTTCATCAAATACTTGAGCATTGAATAAATTATTTTTACAATAACTATGAATAGTGGAAACCGTTCGTTTAAAAAGATTTTTGTTTTTAATTTTTATTTTATGCCAGATTAAGACCTTATGTTTTTTCTCATAGGCCATAGCTTCTTTTTCATCTAAAATTCTAGCTCGAATCTCATCAGCAGCCACATTGGTATGAGAAATAACTTGAATTTTTTCAATATTATAGGTTTGTAGACAATGGTAATATTTTTCTACTAACCGTGTGGTTTTTCCTGTTCCTGGGGGACCAATAATAAATTTTCTCTTCATGGGTTTACTTTCTTATCTTCAATAACTTCTCCATCGATTGTTAATTGACTTTCTTTAATATTAAAATTTTTAATTTCCCAAGTTACACAAGAAATTTCTTTTTTTCCTTTACTAACTTTTCCCGTTTTCTTTTCAGCTTTAAGTACTCTTTTTATTTTGGTGCATAGAGCTGGCCGACTGATTTTTATTTTTCTACTTTTAAGAAACTTACTAAACTGATTCAAGTTAAATTCTAAACTTTTATTTTTTATATTAAAATAATTTACACCCTCTAGTAAATTTTCTTTTTTGGTATAAGCGTTTATCAATTCTAAAAACTCTCCAAAATTTTCTTTGAACTCATAATCTTCGTTAGCTTCTTCGGGAGCTATTTCTTTTAATCTTCGGTCAAACTTTTCTTTCATAATTTCTCTATATTGTCCTGACTTCATGTCAGGGAGCCAAATACTGGCTTGCATTAATGCAGCATCATAAAAAGCTTCTTTGTTTCGTAGTGTTGGTCCGTCAACTTCTATTCTTTCTTTGTCTTTCTCTGGATCACTTGATTTTGCATCTATAAAAAATCGAGGAGGTTTACTAGTATACTCAGTTATATCTCCTATAACTTCTGTGGCTTGTACTATCCTTTCTCCTGGACCCACTCCATATTTTCGAGTGATGCAAAGTTTTGGATCACAGACTCGTTGGATAGGTTGTTGATGACAGGTATATTTGTAATCTGTTTCTAAGGATTTAATAGTTTTAGAAACTTCAGGATCGGATAGAGGAGGATCAAAATATCTTCGATTAGCCTCTCTTAGTAAATTTTCCCATGTGTGGGGTTGTCCCTTTTTATCTAAGAATTCTTTATGAGATTTCTTGTAGAATATTCCAAAATTTATTAATGCTGAATCTCTTTCTCCTTTTTTTATTTTCTCTTCTATCAAAGCTAATAAACAAGGAGGAGCTTCTTTATAAGGATTTTTTCCATTCCCCGTTGGAGGTTTAATTTTTAAGGACAAAGGAGTTTCTATTTTAAGAAAAGCTTTGAAACTTTTAACAACATATCTATCGTATAATTCAAAAAACTCTGATACAGTAGCTGCTTCAAAATTGTCTTTAAAAGCATAACGCGAACCTTCTTCAGCATTAAAATAGGGAAGATTTAAAAAATTACCTACATCCCCGCGTGAAGCTAAAATCTTAGTTTGCTTAGGATAAATACAATCAAGTATATCTTTTATTCCTAATAACGCTGCACACTTATCTAAGGCGTACTGCATTTCTGAGGCAGGTACAAAAATTTCGGAGAATAAAAATAAATGGGCGCCGCCGCTTTTAGAACGACACATCACTAAAGGTAGATTCTTTTTTCTTATTTTTTTTAATAAAGCTTCATAATCGTAAGTATATTTATCAATATCTATACATCCCCATTTACAAAGATTGGCTGGAGTGACAGGAAAAATTCCTAGACTAGGATCTATTCCATCGAGATGTTTTTGCCATAATTCGTCAGTGAGAGGTTTTTTAATAACAAAAGCTTTACCTTTTGTTTTTTGCGTAGGAAGATTATTTACCTCTCTTATAAAATTACCATAGGCATAGTCTAATCCTTCAAAGATTTGTTTAAACTTGTTCAGCATAATATGCGGGGCGGTTTAAGTCTCCCGCTACCGCCCCTATATTCCCCCGAAGGAAGATTATAAACTTATTCCAGGTCTGCTTTCGGCAGCCTCAGGTTTTGCTTGAACTTTCCCTTTACTTATTCTTTCAGAAAAGTTTTTCGCCATTTCATAAATTGCTGTGTCTTTGACAGGGCCAACTTTATTATAAGTCCATCCAAACCATGTTCCTTTATCGTTAGTCATTTGAACAGTTTTTAGATTATAAATGTGGCTATATGTGGGCGGAGTAAATAAACCTTTTTCACCTTGTAATTTAAGTCCCATCATGGTTGTAAGCCATTTTCTACTCACAGATAATGATGTAGATTTCATAGAAATTAAAGCAGTGGATGGGTTATCACCTAGTAAAAATAAGAAGTGATTAGCCGTGGTTTCAATATAATTACCATTCGGCAATCTATCCTTATTAGATTTATCACGAGTTACTTTACTCATGATATCACTGTCCGCCTTGTGGATAGCAACTGGGGCTCCAGAGCTTGTTCCACGATCTTGCCATTCTACATATTGTTTAAGATAGTGACATGGTAAGACATTGATACCTTTAGCACCGTCATAAAGTTCTTTCGTGACGCTGTTAAAAATCATACCAGGTTCTGCTCCTTCAACATATTTTCCATCTCTCTTATTAACTTCAGGAGATAGAGGCATCAAAACTTTTAAGAATGGCAACGCGAGATCTTCTTGCGTTATGTTTTGAGTACCTTTGTCTGCATCAGCTTCAAATACATTAATAGCTAACGCACCTTCTTTTCTTTTGGTTACTTCTTTTGTGTTTCCTTCTTTACTCATTGTTTCCTCGTTAATTTGGTTCGGTTTCCTACGAACACGTTAAAAGTATCCATGGGTATATCTTTACCTTTCTCAATATGCTCACGGACTAGTGCTTTGAGAGTCATGGGCTCAACCTTCATCTTTTGTGTTGGTTGATACCCCTGACTCTGTGCAAGGTTAGCATATTCTGCCGCCTTGTTATCTTCATTCTGTCCAAAGGAAACGGTAATTTCATTTTTAATGATATCACCTAGGCCATTAGAACGAAGCCAATTATACGCCGCTTCTCTATTCTTTAAAGAGATGTTGGCTGCATAATATGGTTTAACCTCAACTGCAGATCCATCTGCAAGTTTGAGAGATGACAATCCCATTTCACTTAAAAGTGTAGGAATCACTTCACCTGAAATTCTTTGAGCTTCACGTTGTTTATTTTTTAAAGCTTCTTCTTCCGCTTTAAGTTGGTCTTCTAAATTTCTTAACTTTTTAACTTGATCAGCTAATGAAGTTAGATTCGATGTGCGGTCTAAAATTTCTTCTTGATCCTTTTCAAAATTAATTTCATTCATCTATATTACCTTTCTCGTGTAAATTTATATCAATAGAATAGTATTTTCTTTCTTGCTTATCCCATTTAAGTAACTTGTACTTGCCATTGGTTATATCAGAAACTAGAGAACATGCAACTCCAATAATTGCAGGATCTCCTGTTAATAATAAATAATCTCGAGTCGAGTAGTTTTTTAAAAGTGTTCTAAGTTTATAAATTAAAGGGCCTGGAGAAAAAATAATTTGTGATAGTTCAGGCAACAAGAACACAAAGTCGCCATATTCTCTTGCACCTAAAATATTTATTTTAGGTCTTCCCTCACTGGTTCCTGGAATTTCTTGAATAACGTAGACTTTAGGTTTAGTTTTTCCGGTCAATTCTCCGTAATCTAAATTTTTTTCTTTCATTGACAAAGATATAAGAGATCATATATATTAAGTCAATAGAAAGATGAAATATAAGTTTAGAACAGTACCCTATGGGCATCAGCTCAAGGCATTAGAAATGTCCTGGACTAAGGAAACCTATGCCTACTTCATGGAAATGGGAACAGGAAAAACTAAAGTGCTATTAGATAATATGGCTCTGTTATATGATCAAGGAAAAATCGATGGAGCTTTAATCATTGCTCCTAAAGGTGTAGTTAATACTTGGTACCAACAAGAAATTCCCATCCATTTACCGGATCATATTGAACATAGAGCTGTTTTATGGCAAGCAAATATTACTCAAAAACAACAAGATAAATTAGACTTATTATTTGAAATAGGGCACGAGCTCCATATCTTTATTATGAATGTAGAAGCCTTGAGCACTACTAAAGGTGTTAAATTTGCTTATAAGTTTATTTCTTCTCATAAAACTTTGATGGTAGTGGATGAAAGCACCACTATTAAGAATCCTAAAGCAAAACGTACTGCTAATATTATTAAATTATCTAAGTTTACTAAATATCGACGAATATTGACTGGATCTCCGGTAACCAAAAATCCTCTTGATCTTTATAGTCAATGTGAATTTTTGAGTCCTTCTCATCTGGATAATGGATCTTTTTATTCTTTTAGAAATAGGTATGCAGAAATGAAAACAATGAATTTTGGTGGACGTCAAGTTCAAATTGTAGCCTTTTACAAAAACCTAGAAGAGCTAGCTGAAAAATTAAAAGCTTTTTCTTATCGTGTTTTAAAGAAAGACTGCCTCGATCTACCTGATAAAATTTATATGAAAAGGGTAATAAGTTTAACGGAGGAACAACAAAAAGTCTATAATCAAATGAAGAAAACAGCACTGGCAGAGCTTAATGGAAAGAAGATCACTACTGCATTAGCTTTAACTCAACTTATGCGTCTTCATCAAATTACATGTGGCCATTTTAAATCGGATGATGGTGAAACACAGGATTTAAAACAAAATCGTTTAGATGAATTAATGGATGTTTTAGAAGAGATAGAAGGAAAAGCAATTATTTGGGCACATTATCAACATGATATTAAAAAAATCGTAGAGGAATTAAAAAAGGTCCATGGTCCGAGTTCCGTGGTTGATTATTATGGGTTAACGCCTCATGATGAAAGACAGAAGAATAAAGACGCTTTTCAGAATGATTCTAAAGTAAGATATTTAGTAGGAACGCCTCAAACAGGAGGATACGGAATTACCCTTACTGCCGCTAATACTGTGATTTATTATTCTAATGGATATGACCTGGAGAAGCGATTACAGTCCGAAGACCGTGCACACCGAATCGGTCAACATAAGCCTGTAACCTATGTAGACATCATCGCGGATAAAACGGTAGATCAGAAAATTGTCAAAGCTTTACGCAATAAAATTAATATTGCTTCTCAGATATTAGGAGAAGAACTTAGGTCATGGATTTAGTAGGATATACGCGTGGGGCGCGCTAGAATTTCAATTTAAGATATTAAGCCAAAGGTTTTTTCGCCGTCGTCAATGAATAATAACCGAAAGTTGGAATCGTTTGGAAATCGATAAATCCAGCCTGTTCTAATAGTAATTGCAGTTCTTTCGCTGTGTATTGTTTTCCTTGTTCATATAATAACATGGAAATAGAAAAGCAGGCGATGGGTAAAGGACCAGTCTTAGATGCATTCAATAACATTTCATGAAGACAAATAGTTCCGCCTGGTTTAAGAGTTGTGAAAGCTTGTCGCGTTAAATGTTGAAGGGATTTTAAATCCCAATCATGAAAAACATTTCCAAATAATACACCATCATAATTAACAGGCCAAGGATCTTTAAACATATCCGTAGCTTGTACTGCTATACGATCTGTTAATTTATTTCTTTTAATATTTTGTTGGGTACGTTGACCTACTCTTTCTAATTCCATAATGGTAGAACGTAGTTGAGGACAATGTTTAGCTAGAGCAATACATAATGATCCGGATCCACCTGCAACATCCAAGAGAGTATGCATAGATTTAAAAATAGTTTGATTACTGAGAGCCACAGCTGCGGGTGCAGTTATGATATCCATATGATGAATAAAATGATTGAGTTGTTCATCACTAAAACCATGAAGGTAATATCTTTCAGAGCTATCAAAATTTTCAGAAGATTTTGTTAGAGCAGGACGTAATTCTTTTACTATGGAGTAATGTGATTCTATAAGTTGACCATAATAAAATGGACCTGAAGGAAGTAAATAAGTACGCGCAACTTCTGTTAAAGTGTAATGATTCTCTGAGTATTTCTTCAAGAAACCCAGCGCACTTGCTACTATCATCATTGCTTCGGTCGCTCGCAAAGTTAAATGTAATTCATCAGCCACCGTTTCAATAGTCTTAGGGGAGAGTGCTAAACATTCAAACAGTTTTACTTCTTGTGCAATTCCTATAGTTGGAAAAGCATATGAATTTAATCGTAGCTCATATATTTTGCGATCGTCAATCACTTTTATTTTATTTCTTTATGCCAAAAATATTGTGGATGACCTGTTGCACGTGCAGCGGCTTGATTATAAATTTGTTCATTCATTTCTTGAGAAAGATCAGCATCAACAGATTGAATAAAGCAATTAGTAGAGTAACGGACTCCTGTTTTAATAGGACTCACTTCATGAACCCAAAAAAAATCCGCAGGCCAGATCATTCCTTCTCCTTTTTTTAATGTAACGGTGTGTTGACTATTCCAAAACCCAAATACTCCGCCGGTATAGTTATCATTTAAGTTAAAAGTACAGCTGGCATAAGTATAATCAGAAAAGTCAGAATGAGGGTGAATCTTTGCTCCTACCTCATACTTTAAGAGCCTGTACATATGAGAAAAGTTTAAACATTTAGAGAGCAGAGGGAGATGGAAAGCTTTAAATTGTTTTAAATAAAGTAACCATTTTTCAACCATGGCTTTAGTTTTTTTATGCACGAGTTCATGTTCCTTACTCTTAGCAGGAAGACTCAAGCATTTAAAAGTTGATTGCGTATCAATCCCTGTGTTTGCTTCTGCACAATTTTCTAAAATGGATTCTTTCTCATGTTCCTTATGGTAGTTCATTAATAATTCACATTCTTGATCGGACATTATATTAGGAACTTTCAATATTAAATCCTGAATATTAAACATAACTATTTTATAATGCTTTTTAAAAAAAATTCAATTACTTAGCGTAGCGATCTGTAGATAAACCTAAGATAGGCTTATAAGAAGTCTTGCCGTCTGTCTTTATAGCCATTAAATATTCCTTTCTATTACTATTTATTTCTTTCTTATAACTTACATGCACCCATCCCGAGTTGGGTTCTCCGGGTTTCCAGTACTCAAGAATAAGTTGGTCCCACATAAGGTTTTCTTTGATCCAATCACTGACTTCATTATTAGGTGTACCAAAGATTTCGAAGTCGGCTGCTTCTCCAGCACAGTGCTGACTCGTCGAGGAGCTGCCGATCTTACGCGACAAAATTTCGTTCCGATAGCCCGAGGAAATGGTAACAGTATGATTAAAATGGTCCCTAACGGGCTGTAAGACCCTCTCACAGAGCAATCTGAGGTTCTCCACTTCATCCTCACTGGGATTATTAGCAAGCCCCATTCTGATCGCTGTTTGGGACTTGGTCATTTCAGCCAAGCTAAAATTTTTAGATAACTGCATAGATTATGTTAGATAATGTTGAAACAATTGTAATGCTATGGTCCCCACCATAGCTAAAAGAACCCAATAGATTTTGTCTATCTTGCCACCCAAGTCATGAATTCGTTTACTCATATGTTTCAAATGGTTGTTCTTGATAGCAGACACATCTTTCTTAATACCTGTGATGTGTCCTTGTAAACTAATAATATTTTCTCTTATAGTTTTGGGCGTCATGTTACTCTATTCCGATTCCTTTGCATATAATATTGTTGATCAGCTGGTGATAATAAAGCTGTCTGGGACCGTGTCAACCCTGTAATAGGGTTTAATGTCAAGCTCGGACGGTTATATACTTGCGGACTTAAAGCAGGGGTTCCTATAGGTGTTTGCTGTGTATCTTCTGCAGGCGCCGGCGCCATATTAAATAACTGAGTAAGATCAGGCCATTCAGGCATGCTTAATCTAAACGTTTGCATTACTCCTTTTAAAGATTCCAAGGCCCCTACCGCTTGCCAATAGGGATTCCCAACTCCAAGTTTTCTGGCGTTGTCTTCGAAAACCTTTTCTATATTCTTGGAAATAGTAAATGGAATGAATAAGTCTGTGTACGCTAAAGCATCTGAATCTTTTTTAGAGACACGTCCAAGCACACCTTCTAATTTATGAGCAGGCACTCCGAGAATTTCCCCTGCTTCAATATCCAGAGACATCTTTTTCATAGATTCCCACTTTGCTTTGTTGGAAATAATATATCGATCAATGATATCCTTAGGACTAATAGGATCTCCTCTTAAAAGTTTAGCGTTGAATTCTCTACGTGCATTACGAATATCTCGTTGATAACCGCTCATCATAAAGTCTAGACTTCGTTCAGGATCAATGGGCACAGGTCGATAGCCTGTGAATCCTAAAGCTTCATCAGTCAGCTCGTAAGTTTGGCCTGTTCCTTTGTAAGGTCCTATGGTTCGAGTTGGTTTTCCTGTTGCGGCAAAACCTAAACGAATCATTTGTTGCAAAGAGAAAGGAGCTTGAGCTCTTATTATATGATTGATTCCCTCTGATACTCTTTCTCCGTAAGGAGTTTGATCAGTCCATAAAACTTTACCATCTTTAGTTTTACCTCCCCCTCTTAGAAGGTCTAGTAAAGCTTCTGTCCAAATAGATTCGGCAACGAAGGGTTCACCCAGTTCCGCGGTCGATGTTGCAAGACCTTTCATGAATCCTTCCATGAGTGTCTTCTCATCTTTCTCACCTGCAGCGACTTGATTTAATATCGTCTGTACAGGACGAGTCAAGGTGTCATAGGCAAAGCCATGACTGAAGTCGATGTATTTTAATTTCCCATCTTCTGTTTTCATAGGTAGGATGGTTGAGTTCTTGGACCAGGAGGGTAAGAATCTTTTTATCGCTGCGAGTTCATCTTCGGTAACATCATAAATCGTTTTAAACATTTCGACCATTGCCGGAGGAACAACAGCCATGGTCGCTGCAAATCCTGCAAGTCTCTTCATACCAATGGCTCTCAACACAGGATCATTAATTTCTTTGATGGCTTGTTGAACAATGCCAGTGCCTGTTCTTAAAATTTCTGCAGGAAACGAAACGAAATTACCTATAGGCATTCTTCGTAAACTTTTAATAAATGCAGGAACGTATTCATAGTTAGGGACCGTGTTCCGTGTAATGCTGGCCGCCATTTCCTCAATCGCATCGTTGGTTGGCATTTTTTTGATGATGCCTTTATCAAAAGCTTTCTTGTAAGCATTTTTGTAACGGTACCGTTCCATGATCCAGTTGCTTCCCTTCCAGAAATCATCTTCCGCTACATACATATCCTGACTCCAACGTGAAAATTTTTTAAACCAATTTGGTTGCAGCATCATTCTAGCTGTCTTGTCTGGCTTCAGTGGGACTCCTTCCATCATATCTCTAAACAAACCTGACATGTCTCCCATCCTAACGTTCGAATTTGTAACTCTATATTTTAATAATTTTCTATAGAACGCCTGGGCCTCAGGGGTATTTGCCTTAAAGTTTTGAGGTTGTAAAGCACCCATGGCATCTCGCCATGCAGCTGCTAGGACCTTAGGATTCTCGAACCAGATCCCATTAGCGGTTTGAAATGTAGCGGCACTGAAAAAGTTTCGAGCGTGGGTAATTGGAGATAGAATTGTCTTGGCAAATTGTGAGGTCGCTTTAGGATATAAAAATACACTATCATAAAGAAAACTAATGACTTTATCATTGATCAATCTTTTCTCTGTGACCTGGAGGGCATTAATTAAATCTTTGTCTCCCCACGCGCCATCACCAAAAGCATTTATGATAGGGTTTTGTGAAGCGGTTTCTCCCCATGGACCTTTCCCAGGCATATATTTCTCAACAGGAATACCTGCTAATGCTCTTTCAGCTTCCAATTTAGTTCCATAAAAATAACCTCTTCCTCCGTCCTTTATTCGTTGAGCGGAATCCTTCACGAGGTTCTGTAAAAATTCTGATTTACGGGCGACCATGGAAAGTCTTTCCGTGCCGTGAAGCATCTTCTGTCTGACATCTCTTACTTCTCCAAAGAGTTCTCTAAAAGCTTTACTTCCTTTTCCAATCACCGTTCTCCCAGGAATTCCTGTTTCGGTTTCCTTGGCAGCGTATTTTCCTGCCCTCACGGATTGTTCTAATCTTTTCTGAAAGATTCCTTTTTTAATTAGATCGTCTCCAACAGATTGTTTAACAAAATTAGCATCGATATCCCAATAAGGAGTTCGTAGAGCTCTAGTGCCTGCGGTTTCACTAGCCAATTTTAAAAGACTTGTATCCTGTTTAACATTTTTAAGAATATTGCTCACCATAGTAGATGCTTCTTCATAACTAACAGGGTTAGGAGCGACTGTTCCGGTTTCTTTAGCTCGGTTAATCGCTCTTCGATTCTGTCGCATAAAAATGTTAACGACTTTTTCAAACATTTGTTCGGTAGGTTTAAAATTAAGAAAAGGAATGGCTGATTTATTTTCAAAGATCTCATAGGTTCTTCCCATCCATTGTTTGAATTGGCTACTCATAATATTTCTAAAAATAGGTTTAGCTTCTTTTGAAAGGTTACCGTGAACCAAGGTTGCCATGTTCTCCCATTTTTTTCTCATCATTCCAATGTTGGTGAAGATGTTTTCAATGTGCTCAGGCTTTGCACCTTTGTTGAGCATCTTAGCGTGAACCTCTTTAACCAAGTTCATATCCAGTTTACCCATGGTTGCTCTTCCTGCTGCATCCAGGCCCGGTGTTCCAGAAAACATAACGTCTTCTAGATCTCCTAGGAGTTTGTTTTTCTCTACCTTGGTACTCTTAGAAAACGTTCGTTTAAGAAGAGGAAACATACGGTCGACATCTCGATTAACTGCTCTTGATAATTCAACCGCTCTATTTAAATCCGCAGCCCTCTTTCCTTTTTGTTCCCCTGCGCTCAAAAAGAATTCCTCAGGTAAATCTGATCGTGGTCTAAAGCCTGATGCCATTTTATTTAAAGCTCGATCCCATACGCTATTACTATATTTAAGAAACTTCCCTCGTGAAGCGACTTTTTTAATAAGACTGCCCACACCACCAATCACTCCGGTAAGTAAAGCTCCTTCTGTACCAAATTTAATTCTGTTTAAAACTTCTCGAGTGGCTTCGTCTCTTCCTCCGGCTCTGGACTCATTGTCCAAGTCGGTTGGTCCTCCTAAAAGATCTCCAATGCTACCAAACTCTTCAACGTTTCCAACGAAAACGCCTTCGGCTACACCACCGGTGACTGCGCCAGCTCCAAACTTGGCTAGATTCCCTGTTTTTGTATTTAGCTTAATGGCTTTCTGTGCCTGATCAGCTAACGTTTTATTGCTGAGAGTAAAATATTTTCCAGCCTTAGTAGCATTGATAGCACCTTGAGCTAGCTTGGTTCCGTATCTAAAGGCTATACCTCCGGGCACTCCAATGTTCACAAGTGCTGAGGTTATTTTTCCAATAGTTGTGGACTCTGCTTTCTCGTCAATGTCTCCTAGTTTATTGTAGATGTTTTTATCGAACCACTCTTCAACTTCAGTGGCGGTGTCCGTATCGTTGGTGAGATCATAAAGGCTAGCGAATAAGGATGCTGCGCCTTCTGGAATTCTGATGAGTCCTGTGGCTATACCAGCGCCAACTGACCCTATGATGCTTGGATCGTTATGTTCTTCGGGTGGGGTAAGGACGACTGACTTATAGGTCTGGGCCATTTATTACTCCCCAAAGAATTCTGTATCTTGCCAAATATCTATTACCGCTACGTCTCCCTTAGTATTTCTCCATAGTCTACCTTTACTATCCATAAATATGACACCATCATTTTCAGGAGTAGAAAGTTGTTTTACTTCTTTTGGGTTAGCAGCCATCTGAATTTGTTTACCAATAAAACTACTTAAAAGGTCAGCTTTAGCAGTGGGATTATTTAATTTTCCTGCGTTGCTCAAAGCGACGTATACGTCTTTATTTGAGGCACCCTCAGCTTTTAATGCGGCAGCGTCTTTTTTTAATTGTAATTCTTCTTTTCGTATATCGATAATAGGTTTATAGTATCCCTCCAATTGTTTTTCAAATTGTTTTTCTTTTCGTTCTCCTTTTATATCTTCTATCGTTCCTAAAATTTTAGCTTTGGTTTTGATATCCTCAGCGTCACCTTTATACTTAGCTCCAATCTTTCCCACTTTGCTTAAGCCTTCAGAGATCGCTGCTGATCTTTCTTTGGCAGTGCCTGCAGTACTCCATTTTGCTGCCGCCGCAGCTGCTTCCGTTAATCCATATCCTCTAGCTAATTTTTGTTTTGCTTTTTGTTGCTCATCTAAAAAGGCCCATCTATCAGGTGTATCTAAAGTGTCCGTATCATCTTTAACTATCTTTTCGTTCCACATCTCGTCGCCCATTGGACTTTTAGTTATTACTTCTTCTTCTTCTTCAACTACAGGAACGTCAGGAGCAATGTCAGGATCAGTCTTTTCTCCCCAATCTTCTTCTTTAAATTTTCGTTCAAAATATCTAGGATCACTTCCTTGATATACATCTTGTGCCTCATAGTCGTCACCTATTGCAGAAATTTTTTTTCCATACTGAATCGGCAATCCTTCTTTGTCATAAATCTTTTCTGGTTGTGATTCCCAATCTCCCTCCACATCAATATAAGGTGCAGCATACTGACCCATCTTTGTTAAATTCCCTTGGGCAGCTTGAGTAGCTAACCATTCCTTATGTCGATTGTAAGGAGATGTTGGCCGTGTTCTATCCGGATATTGAAATTGTAATGAAGGGTCTCTACTCCAGCCAAAATCTTTCCAGGGAGTTCCATAGGCTAACTTAACTCTCCCTCCATAATTAAATCTTTGTCGTTGTTCATTACTCACGAGATTAGAAGTTATACCTCTGCCGTAAGCGGAGGTTCCACCTCGATTAAACATAGATCTATTAAGTACGTGTGGTTTTTTCATTATCCCATTAAATTCTGCATGCCAGCATAGCCTAGGCCTCCAGCAATTCCCATGCCCATCATTTGTTGCATCGGACTTGCGCTAGGAGTTGTTTGCATTCTTGTACCACCTGGATAGCCACCCATGATTCCTGTTAACTGTTCACCCATGAATCCATATCGTTGATATGGTTCATAAGCCGCCAGTTTAGCTGATTGAGCTTCTGTATCAGCGATGGCTTGTCTATAACTTAAATCTTGTTGATTACCTTGCTGTAACATACCAATATTTTGTTGTGCCAACCCGGGTTGAAGCTGAGCTAATCCTTGTTGGTATTGTCCTAAACCTAGTTGGTTCATATAATCTTGTTGGCGGGCGCCTTGCGCTTGTTGAAATGATTGACCTTGTTGTTGAGCCACCATCTGTCCTACCATTCGATTATATTCCGTATCAGCTATTGATTGGGCTACACCTGATCTTGCTCCACCAAAAGCTCCTGCGCCTACGGTCTGTGCATTTCGTCCAATGTCTTGCTGAGCTTTAACATCAGCCATCTGATCTTGCATCGCTTGAATAACATTGGAAGTATAAGGACTCATGTATTCAGAAATCGAACCTGCTCCGGTACCGGCTCCTGGTCCCGTTAATGCTCCTGCTGCTGTGCCATAAGTTCCAGCCTTATCCATAAAAGGT